AGCAACACGTTCACGACCGGCCTGTACGTCGGCATCCTCGGCGACTTCAGGTTCTACTGGATCGCCGATGCGCTCGGCATGACGATTCAGCGGCTCCTCGAACTGTACGCCGCCACGAATCAGGATGGCTTCATCTCGCGCAGCGAGACGGACGGCATGCCTGTTCTCGGCGAGGCGTTCGTGCGTGTGACGCTCGGCTGATCGCAACGCGCTGACTCCGATCTCCACGATCACTCTGATCGAAAGGTGATACGCTCATGGATCTCTCAAGCAAACTCAAGGTCACGACCATTCGTCAACCTTCGCTTGCGACGGTAACAACGGTGTTCAACGAGGCAGTCGTCATCGACACGCAGCTTGCGCGCTCGACAACCGTGGTCTCGATCTGCGGTGCCGTCACGGCGACGACAGTGACGAACCGAACGCTCGTGCTGCGGAGCGGCACGGTGACGACTGCAACGCTGCATGTCGCGTGCGTCGCGGCTGAGGTCATCGGCGCGACGACCGCACTGAACACTGGTTCAGGCACGGCGACCGTCGCGTCGATCTCGCGCGTGGGCTACAGGGGCGAGGACCGATACCTGTCGGTCTACTCGTTGATTGCGGCGGCGACGGGCATCTACGGCATCATCGCCGTCCAGGAGATGGCGAAGACTCCGCAGTAGCAGTGATTCGCGCATCGCGTGGCACTTCTTCGGCGCTTCCTTCGTGATGGAGAGCGCAGACGCGGCGGTTCGCCGCGCCTGCCTCTCCTGAACGAAGGGCAGGTACGACACGAAAGGCAAGGCACTCATGGGATTCCAAACGAGAATCTACAAGGATGAAGGCGGCGATCGCCAGACCGTCGCGAACGAAGGCGAGATCAGGATGCAGCCGGGCAGCCTGATCACGAACAACGGCACGCAGGCGGCGAACATCGCGACGATGACGGCATCGAGCGCAGCGGTTTCGTTCGCGCGCATCAACTCGATCATCGTGGCCCTGCGTGGCGCTCGCATCTTCGCGACCTGATCTCGCACCATGTTCAACATCACTGACAATCACGAAGGAAGTGTTATGACTGAGCAGAACCAGAACGCGCCGAAGATTGAGAGCGTGTCGATCGTTGCGATGGGCAGATCGCATGCGATGTACATCGGCGCATGCGCCGCGAAGGGCGGGTACAAGCGGCTCGCGCAGGAGACCTGGGCGATCAATTCGATGGGCGGCTGCATCGAGCACGACCGCCTGTTCCTGATGGATGACTGGCGCGACATCCTTCTGCCGAAGATGGCGGCGACCGATGCAGTCGTGGCGAAGGCGACGGCGACGGTTGCGGCTGAACAGGAGAGGCTGAAGCTGTTGACGGATGCGGCAGAGATCGATGCAGCGCGCACGAAGATCGAAGAGGCGCAGCAGTTGACGCAGCCGTCAATGCTGCACGGCGTCAATGACTGGATCGGCATACATCCAGGTCCGGTGTACGTGCCGACTGCATGCCCCGAAATCCCCGGCGCCGTCGAGTATCCGATCGAGGAAGTACTGTCAACGATTCAGTTCCCGTATCTGAACACGACCGTCGCGTACGCGATCGCGCTCGCGATTCACTGGAAGATCTCGCGCATCGCCATGTACGGCTGCGACTTCACGTATCCGGATGTTCACATCGCGGAGAGCGGGCGCGGCTGCGCAGAGTGGCTCGTCGGCATCGGCGCGCTGCGCGGTTCGGCGATGGAGATCGCAGGCGGCTCTACGCTTCTCGATTCGCACCTGACGATCGAGCAGCGCCTGTACGGATACGCAGGCAAGCTCGATGTGCAGTACGACGAGAAGACAAGCAAGTTCACAGTGAAGCGCAGGGACACATCATGACGTACATTCATCGACACGCGATCGCGATCACGACGAACACGACGAGCGGTTGCACGGTCTACAGCCCTGGCGTCGCGAATGGTCGCGTGCTGTGCGTGCAACTGGCGACCGATACGATCGTGCTTGCCGCGCTCAAGCTCGTACTCACCGGCGAGGAAACCGGCATCGTCATTATGGCAGCGACGACTGCGTACTTCGCGACGCGCCGATCCATCGTGCCGCAGATCATGACATGCATCGCGACGACCGGCGCGACGGCGACATCGCGCGGAACGCCCGTCATCAGCGAGGAACGGCTGCAACTCGTCGTCACCAACGGCGGCGCAACGGTGGCCGGAACGCTCTACGTCTACACGGGATAACGACTCATGCAGATCAAGATGCGAACACTGTACGCAGGGCCGCGTGGCACGTACTCGCCCGGCGCGATCATCGACATGAATGAAGCGGATGCGAAACCGCTGATCGATGGCGGATATGCCGAGCGCGTCGATGCTCCTGTGCCGGCGAAGGCAGAGCGCGCCGAAGCACCGGCCGGCGAAACGACCGAACAGCCGACGGCATCGCGTCGCGGCGGGCGAACGATACGCAGGCGATCATGACCGACGAAGCGCACGAACTCGACACCTGGCTCGTCTGCGGCACATCGCCGTCGGCGGCGCGCCTCTTCGTGCCGGTGATGGAGCTTTATCCGCACGCGGTCACGATCGTTGCGAACGGTGCGATCACGCTGTTCAGCGCGATGCATGTCGATCCTGATTTCGCATGGATCTCTGACGGCTGGACCGCTGCGTTGTTCGGCTTCCACATCCGATCAGCGAAGCGGCGCGGCAAGACTGTCATCGTCGCGCCCGAGCGTGTAGTCGAGTCGCTCTCAGACCATGACATCAAAGTCGCACTGTCTGTCGATGTCGTGCCGTCGAGTGGGTGCAGCGGCACGCAGATTACGCAGATCGCGATCGACAACGACGCGAAGCGCATCGCGCTCGTCGGCATGGACGGATACGAAAGTACTTCGTCGCATGTCATGATCGACACGTTTGACGGTAGGCGCGGTCCGAACGCCGGGCAGTTGCTCAACGCTGATCGCGCTCGACACCTGCAGGCGATGATCGATCAGAATCCTGATGTTGCCTTCGAGTTCTACGGCGAGCCGCACTACGAGATCACCGGCAGCAATCTCATCATGTTCCCTGATGCAGAGGCAGTCTGATGTACACGATCATCTCACCGCCGACGGCAGAGCCGATCGCGTTCGCAGAGATGCAGACGCATCTGCGCATCACCGACAGCAACGAGCAGACTGATGTCGAACGATACACGCGCGCTGCGCGCCGGTACGCCGAGCGCTTCATGCACCGCGCGCTGGTCACGCAGCGCATCAGGACGAACCTGACAGCGTTCGCGAATGAGATCATCATGCCGCCGTCGCCGCTCGCGCAAGTCGAGAGCGTGAAGTACGTCGACAGCGACGGCGCGACGCAGACGCTCGCGACGACGGTGTACCAGATCGACACGCTTAGCGAGCCAGGCAGGATCAAAGCGGCGTATGGTCAATCGTGGCCGTCGATCAGGGCAGGCGACTTTCATCCGGTCTACGTGCAGCACATCGCAGGATACGCTGCGCCGTTCACATGCGTCGCGACAACGAACATCTGCACGGTCGCGAGCCGCACGTACAGCGACGGCGATCGCGTGCGAGTGAGCAACAGTGGCGGCGCGTTGCCGACAGGGCTGAGCGCGGACGCCGACTACTTCGTGATCTCCGCGACCGGCAACGGTTTTCAGCTTGCGACGGCAACGGGTGGGGGGGCCGTCGTACTCACGACGACCGGCAGCGGCACGAACTTTATGGGCGAAGTGCCGGAGACAATTCGCAACGGGATCAAGATCCTGACTGCGCACTGGTACGAGGCGCGCGAGCCGATCATCGTCGGCACGATCGTGGCGAACGTGCCGGTGTCGGTGATCGACATGCTGACGCTGTACCGACTACCGGAGACTGACTAATGGGGCGCGTCGGCACATACCGGCATCGTGTCGAGATTCAGAGGTTCACTGAGTCGCGCAATACGCACGGCGGCTTTGATCGCGACTGGACGCGCGCCGCGCAATGGCACGCGTCCATCCAGCCGTTGAGCGGGCGCGAGTTGATGAGCGCGGAGATGGCGGAGAGCGAGATCAGCCATCGCGTGCGGTGTTGGCACTACGCACCACTCACAACGAAGCACCGAATCCTCGCGCCTCAGAACGCGACTCCGATCACGGCGGCGCTGACTGCAACTGCCACGACCGTCGCGCTCAGCAGCGCCGCTGCTTTCCCGGAGAGCGGATACGGCACGTACCATGTCCGCGTCGAAAACGAACTCATGACGGTGAACGCCGGCCACGGCACGGTGACGATATCGGTCACGCGCGGCGCGTACGGCTCGACTGCGACGACGCATGCCGCGCTGAAGTACATCGAGCGTCTGGTCGTGTTGGAGATCGCCAGCATCATCAACGTGCGAGAGCGCGACGAGTCAGACGAGATACTTTGCATCGAGCGAGAATAATGGCGAAGGCCGGTATCGGCATCACGATCGACGACAAGCGCATGAAGAAAGCGCTCAAATCACTGGAAGGCGGCATGCAGCGGCGCATCGTGCGCCCGGCTGCGAAGAAGGCATTCAAGTCTGTCGTCAAGGCGATGAAGCAAAACGCGCCGCGCGAGACTGGCACGCTCAAGAAGAGCATCGGTCTGAGGGAGAAGACGTACAAGCGCCGCGGCGTCGTTTGGGTTGGCGTCGGCGCGCGGAAGATATATGCCAACATTACGCGCGGGAAGCGTGGGCGGATGCGTGCCACGACGAAGAAGGAGAGTGCGGCTGGCATCGGAGCGAAACGATGGCGCGGGCCGACGCACTACTTCCATCTCGTCGAGTACGGCACAAAGCGCTTCAAGGGTAAGTTGTTCGCGACGCGCGCATTCAAGGCGCAGAGTTCCACGGTGCGCCGCGTGTTCGTGTCAGAGGTGCGCGCTGGACTCAAGAAGCTCGCCGCCGAAGCGTGGCGCATTGCAGGGCGAGGTTGACCGATGAGCTTCAAAGAGGCGATCTACACGCACCTGTCAACGGCTACGACCGTCACGGCGATAGTGTCGACGCGCGTGTACCCTGTCGGCGAACTGCCGAAAGATCCCGTGGCGCCGTACATCACGTTCAACGTCGATGAAGTGCAGCATGAGCGACACTTGACTGGCGGCATCGGGATGGCTCGCGCTTGCGTGTCGGTCGCCGCGTGGGCGGAAAACTACAGCGGCGCGGCAGAGATGCAAGAGGCGCTGCGCGTACTGCTCGACAACTATCGCGGAACCATCGGAACCGCGACGATCGCATCGGTGTGTGCGCTCTGCACGTTCATGGAACCGGAAT